CCAAGATATAAATTTAGGAACAGGTGATATTTCAGGTTCAAATTTATATTTAAGTGGAGATGCTAATATCGATGGTAATATCGTATTAGGTGGTAACATCACAATAGGAGATTCTACAACTGATTCTATTTCAGTATCAGCAGATTTTTCTTCTTCATTAATACCAGATAGTGGTTCAACTTATGATTTAGGTTCTTCTTCTAAAACTTGGAATGAAGTTCATGCTGAAACACTTTATGGGGATGGTTCTAATATTACCAACATTACAGTAGATGCAGCAGCAACTGTATCATCTACCTTTACAAATTCTTCTTCTATAACGATTTCTCATAACTTTAACACGAGAAATATATTAGTTGCAGTATATGATAACCAAAACAATCAGATACTCCCACAGAACGTAAATACTTCTAATTTAGACCAAGTAGTAATTACTCTTTCATCTGCACAATCAGGTACAGTAGTAGTTGCAAAAGGTGGTCATATTATTAGTGGTTCTGCTAATGACTCAAACCAACTAAATGGCCAAAATGCATCATACTATTTAGATTATGATAATTTTACAAATATTCCAAGTGGAATAGTTAGTGGTTCTTCACAAACAATAGCAAATTTACCAACTGGTGTAGTTTCTGGTTCACAATCAGATGCAAGAGGACAGTTAGGATTAGATACTGGTGATTCCCCAACATTTACTGATTTAACATTATCTGGTGATTTAGTAGTACAAGGTACAACTACAACTCTTAATACTACAACTTTTAATGTAGAAGATAACATTATAGAACTTAACTATGGTGGAACTGCAACTGAAGGTGGTATATTCGTAAAAGATTCAATTGGTGGTTCAACTACAAGTGGTTCTTTACTATGGGATGCTACAAATGATTATTGGAAAGCAGGAATAAGTGGTTCTGAATCAAAAGTTCTTTTAGCGAATGGAGATAGTATAGTATCTTCTTCAGCACAAACAATATTACATTTAGGTGGAACTGATATAATTTCAGGTTCATCACAATTAGATGGTACAACTATCGGAGCAAGTTCTGATATTGTAGCAAGTGGTTCTTTTAGTGGTTCATATAAAGGAGATGGTAGTGGATTGACTGGAATTCAAGTTGACCAAGTTGCATCAGTAACTGCATCTTTCTCTAATCAATCAACTATAAACGTATCACATAACTTTGATACAAGAAATGTATTGGTTTCTACTTATGATTCTAATTATAATCAACTTATACCACAAACTGTATCTTTAACTGATACAAATACAGTACAAGTTGTTTTATCAGCTGCTCATTCTGGTCATGTTGTTGTAGCAAAAGGTGGACACGTTGTAAGTGGTTCAACTGCAGCAAGTAACATTAGTGGTTTGGGAGATGAAATTCAAACTCTTACTTCATATAGAGAAGATGTAACAGGTGCTTCTTTTTATACTATAACACATAATTTAGATGAAAGATATCCTTTTGTACAAGCATGGAACACTTCAAATAATACACAAGAGCAACCAGTAGATATAGAATCTACTTCTGTAAATGCATTAACAGTTTCATTTTCAGCAAACTTTGAAGGAAAAATAATAGTAAAAAAATAAAATATGTATGATGTTTATTATACAACAGGTGGTGGTCCTTGGGTAAATGCAGGAACCGATACATGGGTTAATATTTGGTTAGAAGAAATTGCACCAAAGTTAAAAGTTAAACCTGTACTTCTCATACATAGAAACAAACCAAAAAATTTTAATGAGTATGATTATGAATTTCCAATAGAAACTCATTGGCATGGTGATGATTTAAGAAGATTTGAAAAGGTTGTAAAAAATTGTAGAAGAATTCATATATTACATGGACATTACAAACCAATGAAAGTATTGGTAGATAATAAACATAAAATCCATTCAAATGTTTTACATAATTCAGTAGACCATATTTTAAAAAACGCAGTTGGTAGTGATTCATCTTTTGGTCATCATCCTTATATTGATTCATCATGGGAAATTGATGTAAATGAATGGGCAAAAAAATCTATATGGATTGGTTTATATGATATAAAGTATGAAAATCAAAATATTCCTAATTTCTATGAGTTTAAACATAACCTTCCTTTATCATATTCTAATAATTTAGGATTTGCAGCAAGAAGTGAGGGTAGAAAAAACCCACATTTTTTAGATGGTAAAAAAGCATATGTTTTTACTGATTCAATTTTATTCAATAAAGTATTTAAAAACGGATATAAGATGGATACTACCAAAATGAGAATTTATCATTACAAAGCAGAGTTTGGTGATAGATTTTATGGAATGAATTGGGGTATATCTCATTCTTGTTTTACATATGAACCTTTTGGGTATTCAATATTTGAGGCAGTAGATAGAGGAAAATTACCAATTTTACACACATCTTGGTGTAAAGATTTAGAGTATCCATACAGAGCTACATTTAAAAAAGATTTTGATGATATTTATAGTAGGCTGGTAGAAACCCCTCATGAAGAAAAAAATAAGTGGTTTTTACATCTAAAACAATACATGATAGATAATTATACTAACAAAGATAAATGGGTAAACGATTTACTTAATATTTATAATATATAGTAGGAGAAAGATATGCCAACATTAAGTTCAGGAGATACATTATCATTAAATAACCTAAATACCGCTACAGGTGGTACAGGTGCTACTGAAGCATCAATAGGTACAATATATAATGGTACTCCATCAGCAGGAGATAATATTAGTTTTTCATCGTTCGCAATCGATTCGGTTGGTTCAATTAGTGGATATACTTATGGGGTTGAAGAAACCAATGAAGATTACACTTTAACATTTGGTGGGGCTGGTACTAATCATGGTAATACCATAGCAACTACTGCAGGAAACTTTACTTGGTCAGTTAATTCTGGTACTACAATCACCATTGGAGGTTCAGAACATAAGACGGCAACAGTTACTTTTTCAGAAAGAGGTGATAATGCATCTCAAACCGCTATTAATACCGTATCAGCAAATGCATTACAAGTAGTATATCAAGAAGATTATAATGACCATGTTACTGGTGTATCAACTGGTATTACCGCAAATAAAACAATTTTTGCAGTTGATTCATATGATGGAAACTCATCAACATTATGTTTAACGGCAGATTCTCCTATTATTTTAGATGATGGCTCTACGATAGATGCTGGAGATTTAGAAGAAGGAGATATCTTACAAGGTTATTCACTTAATGGACTTTCAGAAGATTCTGATGGCACATTTTTAGAGTGGTCAACTTCTGAATTAGGAGAAGTGATGAAAAATGTAGAAGTTGTAAATTTAACTTATTCTTTTGCATCAAGATATTACAATGTGAATAATGGAGAAATAACTGCAACAGCAGAACACCCAATGTTAGTAAAAGATTCAGAAGATAGTGGAATTTATAGATTTAAAGAAATTCATAGGCTAGTTATTGGTGATATTCTAATAAAAGGAAATTCTGAACTTTTAGAAGAAATTGAAGTAACTTCAATTGATACAGTTGATAGTACGGTAGAAATTGTATCAATTGATGTTGAAGAACACGATACTTATATGGTTAATGGATATATTACTCACAACAAAGGTGGGGAAGGATTTAGTGACTTTAATGGACCAAGTGCACCAGCTGACTTAGCTTATAGCGACCCAGGAGGAGCACAAAACTCTAACTTATCATGGACAGCACCAACGGCAACTGGTTCAACTGGTGTAACCGAATATCAACTACAAGTTGATAACAACTCTGATTTCTCATCACCAGATGGAACTCACTCGATAGTGTTAAGTGGAACATCTTTAAATGTATCTGGTCTTTCAACTGGTACTTGGTATGCTAGAGTAAGAGCAAAAGAAATGGGAGTTTGGGGTTCTTATTCAACTTCAATTTCATTCTCTCACACATTTGAAAATTAATGAATAAAAAAATTACGTTTTGGTAAAATCTATATATTTATATATATAAATTAATACAAACATTAAAATTTACAAAAATGGCAGAAGCAATAAAGTTTACAGAAGAAGAAATTCAATCAATTAACGAGTTACGAACAGAAGTAGGTAGAACTTTTACTCAATTAGGACAACTTTCTATTCAAAAGAGTAGAACTATCCAACAATTAGAATCACAAGAGTCCGAATTACTTAAAAAACATCAAGAACTTGTTGAAAAAGAACAAGATTTGTTTAAAGGATTGAATGAAAAATATGGAGATGGTAATTTTGACCCTTCAACAGGTGAATTTATTCCAACTCCAAAAGAAGAAACAACTGAAGTAGAAGGATAAAAAATAATCTTTCGATTTAGTTGATTATACTTATATAAGAGTATATTATACAAAAAAATTAACAAGGAGTAATATAAAATGGCAGAAAAGATTGTATCACCTGGTGTATTTACGAGAGAAAATGACCTTTCTTTCCTATCACAAGGGATTGGTGAAATCGGAGCAGCAATAATTGGACCTTTCCATAAAGGACCTGCTTTCGTACCAACCGTTGTCAATACACAATCAGAATTCGAAGAAATATTCGGTACACCTAATGGAGAATACTATTCAGGATATACCGTACAAAATTATTTAAGAGAAGCTGGAGTAGCTACTATTGTTCGTGTAGGACATATAGGTGGTTATACTCATGCAGCACCTCTTGGGATTAAGTTAAGTGGTGTAGGTACTAAAGATGACCAAATCATCGGTGTACTTCATGGAACTGATAACTTAGCAGATTCAGATGGAGATGTAACAACTGAATTATATGCATCAACAGCTATAGATTCACAACCATCAGCATCAGCATTTTCAATTTCAGGTTCTTTATTAGGAACTGAAATATCAGCATCAGTATTACCATCAGCAGGAAATGATTTATCCGATGTATTCGGAGAAAGTGCATTTGGTGGTAAAAAAGTATTTTCATACAAATACTTTGAAAATGCAGCAACCAACTTTGCAAACCACCTAACTAATAGTGGTTCTCAAGTATCATTAGTTGCGTTGGCTGACCAAGATTTCACACAAGATTGTACACACGCTTCTACTCCTTGGATACAATCACAATTGATTTCTGGTGAAAGACATAACTTATTTAAGTTACATACTCTTGGTGATGGTACTTACGCAAACAAAGAATTTAAAGTATCTATTTTTAATGTAAAAGCAGCTGGTACTTCAAATGCAACTGATTATGGAACATTCTCATTAGCAATTAGAGGATACTCTGATACAGATAAAAGTAAAGTAGTAAAAGAAACATTTACAAATGTAACTTTAGACCCAGCTTCACCAAATTACATTAAAAAAGTGATTGGTGATTATAATATTACAATTGATGCAGTTGGAAAACTTACAACAAATGGAGATTATGTAAATCGTTCTAAATTTGTAAGAGTTGAATGTGTAGCAGAAGGTTCGGCACCTGTAACAGCAGTACCATTTGGACACGGAGCATATACTAACCCAATTTATGTAGGTGGTTCAGAATCAGAAGTACCAGCAGTAATTTTCTCTACTGGTTCCGCTGAAAACAATGCATCTAAATCAACATCATATTCAGGTATCGATTTAGAAACTGGTGTTGTAAAAATAGATAATGCGGCATATCTTTCACCAATTCCAGCTTCGGCAACAGTTGGTGGGAACACAGTATTTGCATTTGATGCTGATATTAATGTAGCGGCAGGAACAAGTACAACTCAAAACCATCCTGAAGATGGATATGGAACATTTAACTTTGGTTATACTGTTTCTACATCAGATACTGCAACAACTATCGCTAAAAGACAATTTACAGTTGGATTCCAAGGTGGATTCGATGGTATATCTCCAACAATCAAATCAGCTAAAGCTGATGATTCACAATGGGGAGCAGGAAACTCACAAGGATTTAACTTATCTACTTCAACAGCAAGTGGTTCAGTTGCATATGTAAAAGCAATCAACGCAGTATCTAACCCAGATGATTTCGATATCAACTTGGTATCTGCACCTGGTGTTGTTAGAAGATTACACTCTTATGTGTTTGATAAAGTAACTGATATGGTAGAAGCTAGAGAAGATGCATTCTTCATTGGTGATGTAACTGATAAAGATGATACTATCGCTCAGGCTGTACAAGAAGGTACATCAGTTGATTCTAACTATGTTGGTACTTACTACCCATGGGTTAAAACAATCGATAGTAGAACGAATAAATTAACTTCAGTTCCTCCATCAGTATTGATGCCAGGTATTTACGCTGAAAACGATGCAGTTGCAGCTGAATGGTTTGCACCAGCAGGTTTAAACAGAGGTGGTATCACCGGAGCAGTTTCTGTACTAAACAGATTAACACATGCTGAAAGAGATACACTATATGAAGGGAAGATTAACCCAATCGCACAATTCCCAGGTGAGGGTATCGTTGCATTCGGACAAAAAACTCTACAAGATAGAGCATCTGCACTTGATAGAATCAACGTAAGAAGATTGTTAATTAAAGTTAAAAAATACATTGCATCTACATCAAGATACCTTGTATTTGAACAGAATACAACACAGACAAGAGGAAAATTCTTGAATACTGTAAATCCATATTTGGAAGGAATACAACAAAGACAAGGACTTTACGCTTTTAGAGTGGTAATGGATGAATCAAACAACACACCAGATGTGATTGATAGAAACATCTTGGCAGGGGCTATTTATTTACAACCTACCAAGACTGCGGAATTCATCGTAATTGATTTCAACATATTACCGACTGGAGCTTCGTTCTCGGCATAATAAAAAATTAAGGAAACTATATTTATAGTATATAAAGGAGAAAAATAAAATGGCAGAAGTATTAGAATTCAACGATATGTTCTACACCAACTTCGAACCGAAGATGAAGAACAGATACATCATGGAAATTGATGGTATCGCTTCATATTTGATTAAAACTGCAAATAGACCTTCTATTCAGTTTGAAGTTGTAACACTAGACCACATCAACGTTAAGAGAAAACTCAAAGGTAAAGGTGAGTGGCAAGATATCGAAATCACTCTATTCGACCCAATTGTACCAAGTGGTGCACAACAAGTAATGGAGTGGGTAAGAACATCTCACGAATCTATCACAGGTAGAGATGGATATGCAGATTTCTATAAAAAAGATATCGATATCTATATGCTAGGACCTGTTGGTGATAAAATCGAAAATTGGAAACTTAAAGGTGCGTTTATTAACAACGCAGTGTTCAATGATTTAGATTGGGCTTCTAATGACCCTTCAGAAATCACTCTAACACTTTCTTACGATTACGCAATTTTAGAATACTAATACTACAATATACTTTTGATACTTCCATAAAAGGTTCTCTTGTTGAGAACCTTTTTTTTTTTACATAAA